ACACGTACCGGCAGGTCCGGGACATCCTGTGGCGGGAGCTTCGCAAGGCCCACACCAGAGGCCAGCTTCCGGGCACCATCCCGGCCGTGGAGTCGCGGTGGGAGATCCCCGGCACGTCCGCCTTCGCGATCGGGGTGAAGCCCGAGGACTACAACCCCGAAGGTCTCCAGGGCATCCACGGTCGACGGGTCCTCGTGGTGATCGACGAGGCCAACGGCGTCTCGAGTGATCTGTGGGACGCGGCCAAGGGCCTCGTCGTCAACGCCGACTCGCGCATCCTCGCCATCGGCAACCCCCACGAGCCGCAGGGGCCGTTCTTCGAAGCCTGCCGGTCGAAGACGTGGCACGTCATCCACATCTCGGTGTTCGACACCCCGAACTTCACCGGGGAGCCTGTCCCCGAGAAGGCCCAGGCCGAGCTCGTCAGCCCGTTCTGGCTCGAGCAGCGCAAGGCGGAGGGGCTCGAGGGGACGCCGTGGTGGCAGGCCAAGGTCTTGGGGCAGTTCCCTGACACGGCCAGCAACGCGGTCATCCCCCTCGCGTGGGTCGAGTTGGCCCGAACCCGACAGCACCTCCAGGACGCACGGGAATGGGCCGGCCTCGACGTGGCCCGGTTCGGTTCCGATGACTCGGCCCTCGTCGAAGGGAGCGGCAATGGCCCGGAGGAAGTCAGCGTCGTCCACGGTCAGGACACGATGGCCGTCGCCGGAATGGGAATGCGCTACCTACAGGCTCGGCGGGGCACGCTGGCGGTGGACGTCATCGGCGTTGGTGGAGGCGTCGTGGACCGGATCCGCGAGCAGCAGCATCCCGGAACCCTTCTCAGCGTCAACGTCGGAGAGCCACCCGACCACGACGCCGACCTCCTCGTCAACCTCCGAGCCCAGCTGTGGTGGGACGCTCGACGACTTCTGGACCCCTCGAACACCGCCGACGAACCGCTGAGCCTCATGCGGCTCGACGAGCCGACGTACCAACGACTGCGGGCGGAGCTCACCGCCCCGACCTACCGGATGACCTCATCCGGCAAGGTCCAGGTGGAGTCCAAGGAGGAGCTCAAGGCCCGCGGCCTGCCCTCCCCGGACCTCGCCGACGCATTCAACCTCGCCCTCTATGCCCGGTCACGCGCTCGACGCCGGGTGAGTAGCTTCGGAGCTGCCGCGTGACCCTCCTCGATCGTCTGCTGGGCCGTGAGAAGCCCACCAAAGCCGTGTACGGCGGCGCGGCCCTCACGGCGTACCTGAATGACGTGCCGCTGTCGGTGTACAACCAGGAGCCGCAGGCCAAGGCCGCGGCGTACCTGAAGGCGTACAAGGTCGGCTGGTTCTACAAGGCCGGCAAGAAGATCGCCGACGACATCTCGTCGCTCGACTGGTCGATCTCCGAGGGCGACATGGAGGAGGGTCAGGCCGAGTCGACGCTGGACCGGCCCGATCTCCGCACCCCGTTCGATAGCCTTCGTCCGATTGACCAGTTCCAGCGGCTTCTCGAAGCCCCGGTGGTCGACCCGAACACCGGACGGGTCCTCGTCACGGGCCGCCAGCTCCTCCGCAAGACGCAGGTCCGGCTCGACTTCGCGGGCTGCGCGGCGTGGTATCTCGCCGGTGGAGCGCTTGGTCTGCCGTTCGCCATCCACGGCATCTCCCCATCGCGGCTGACCCCGAAGTTCGACCAGGACGCGCTCGCCTACTGGATGCTCGATGACGAGACCCAGAACGCGACCCGGTTCGAGACCGACGAGATCCTGTGGTTCACCAACGGCAACGCCGACAACAACGACATCTGGGGAACGTCGGTTGTCGAGGCGGTGTACTCGCAGGTCCCCCTGACCGATCTCACGGCACGGCACACGGCCAACGTCCTCACCACCGGTGGACGGTTGGCGGGGATGATCTGGCCCAAGAACCGGGCTCTCGACGAGAACGAGTTCCAGGACGCCCAGCGGGCGTGGCGCAACGTCACCTCCGGCGGGGATGCGGCGAAGCGGATGCTCGTCTTCCCCGAGCCGATGGAGTACGCCTCGGGAGCCTCGACCCCGGCCGAGATCGGCATCCCCGAGCTCGCCGCCCTGAACCGCGATGAGATCATCAGCGCCTTCCCGGTCGGCCCCGAGATGCTCGGCGTCCCGATGCCCAGTGGCATGAACGCCTCGGGCGAGTCCCGGAGGGAGCTCCGCAGGGCGTACTGGCAGGACACGATCCACGTCCGGGCCGACCTCCTCGAGGAGACGATCCAGGTCGGGCTGCTCAGTCGGTACGAGAAGATCGAGGGTCGGGCGCTCGACTTCGAGATCGCCGAGCCGAACCTTGACGACGCACCGACGATCATCGAGAAGGTCGGCGCGCTGAAGGGCCTCGTGGCGGTCGGCTTCGACCCCAAGGAGTCCGTCGAAGCGGTCGGGCTGGGGCATATCCGCTGGGCCGGTCTCCCTGATCTGATCGATCCGGCCAAGCAGGCAGCGCTGGCGCAGGCAGCAGCGACAGCACCGAAGCCCGACATCACCGTGTCTGCCGGGGATACCTCACGGCGAGATGCCGCCAATACGCAGGTGTCCGTCGCGAAGGCGGTCAAGCCCGACGTGCCGATCCGGGCGTTCCTCACCGAGCAACGAGACCGGATCGCCCAGAAGCTCCGCGACACCCTTCCTCCGACGAAGGCTGAGCGCAAGGCGAGCACGGGCGAGTGGTGGGACGCCGCAGCCGAGGACGCTGCGCTCCAGGACATCCTCGAGACGCTGTACCGGGAGGTCGGCCGGGAGGGGTTGCAGGGCGTCGCCGACAAGCTCAACCGGATCGTCCCGAACAAGGCCGTGGCGAACGTGCTGTCCGACCTCATCGCGTACGGCGGGGAGCGGATCACCCAGATCAACGAGGCCACCCGGCAGGCCGTCGCGGTGCAGCTCGCGGAAGGGACGCGCAGGGGCTACTCGATCAACCAGATCATCGAGGGCGTCCCCGGCGAGTCGTATCCCGGCGTCCAGAAGGCCCTCCTGGACAACGGGATCGAGGCCTTCGACGCCTACCGGGCGGAGGTGATCGCCCGGACCGAGACCGCCCTCTCGCTCAACCGCTCCGCCCTGCGGGGATACGACGAGTTCGGCGTCCGAGAGGTCCAGGCCATCGACGGCGACGGCGACGCGGAGTGCGCCGCCCGCAATGGGCACACCTTCACGGTCGATGAGGCCCTGTCGATCGAGGACCACCCGAACGGGACCCTCGACTGGGTGCCGGTGCTCACGAAGATGATCCACGAGCAGCCGATCTCGGTGGCTCCGACGTTCAACCTGACCCTGCCCGAGACGAAGGTGTACAACCCGGCTCCGGTGGTGGAGTTCAAGCCCGACATCCGGGTCGAGCAGCCGGTCGTCAACGTCAAGACGGCCCCGGTCGACATCCACGTCCCCGAGCCCGTCGTGAACATCGACGTCCCTGCGCCGCTGGTCTCGGTCACCAACGAGGTCCAGACCCCCGAGGTGAACGTCACGGCTCCGGCGGTGAACGTGACGAACGAGGTCCAGACCCCGACCGTCGTCAACGAAGTCCCGGCTCCGGTGGTGCAGATCACGAACGATGTGCCGGTGCCCGAGGTCACGATCCAGGCGCCCGAGGTGACCGTGAACGTGCCCGACCAGCCTGCGCCCACGGTCAACGTGAACGTCCCGAAGGTCAGGCGCACCGTCGAGCGGGACGCGGAGGGCCGGATCACCGGCCTGACGGAGGAATAGCGTGGCTGCTGGCACCTGGACGTTTCCCAACTCGGCCCGGACCGACCTCCTCAACGGGACGTTCGACATCGACTCGGACTCCTGGAAGATGGCGCTGTTCCTCAGCACCTCCAACATCGGCTCTGGCAGCACGACGTACGCCGGGCTGACCAACGAGCACAGCAACGCCAACGGCTACGCAACCGGCGGGATCGCGATCACCCTGACCCTGTCGGGCACGACCACGGTCACGGTGGATATCCAGACGGATCCGGTCTGGACGGCCTCGGGTGGCTCGATCACCGCCCGCTTCGCGGTCATCTACGAGGTCGGGGGGCGGGTCCTCTGCTACTGCCTCCTCGACTCCACCCCGGCTGATGTGACGGCCACCGATGGCAACACCCTAACCGTTGCGGCGAACGCCTCGGGCGTGTTTACGCTGGCATGAGCGCCTCTGGCACGACCACGGTGGACTTCGGGGCGTTCCCCGGCAAGTCCGACACGAGCGTCGCGGTCACCGGCCAGACCGGGATCGTGGCGGGCTCGCTCGTGGGCGCATGGCTCCGACCCGTCGCCACGGCCGACCACACGGCGGACGAGCATCTCGTCGAGACGCTCCGGATCGAGGCCGGCGCCATCGTGGCCGGGACCGGCTTCACGATCTACGCGGTCAACACCAACCAGATTGCCGATCCCAAGGCCAGCCCGCGCGTGTACGGGCTGTGGACCGTGGCCTGGGCGTGGACGTGAGGAACTAGGATGCCGATCCAGCTCCAAGGCAACGGCGGGACCGTCGCGGAGGTTGACGGGACGAGCTTCCGCGCCCAGCGTGTCACGGTCCGCCCGATCGACTACAACGCGCTCGGCCACTACCGGGTCAACCACCGCTGCGCGCTCGTCAACGCGCAGGCGGCCAACTCGCGCCTGTTCGAGGTCCGCAACACGAGTGCCACGAACCTGATCGTCCCGACCCGGCTCGTCATCAAGTGGCTCCAGACCGGCGCGCACACGGCGGCGATCGAGGACTCGATCGACGTGTACAAGGTGACGTCGTTCTCTGCCGTCGACACGACGAACACCGTCACCCCGACGGCCTCGGTCAAGCGCACGACCGGCATGACCGCTGTCGGCTCGATGGCCGCGGCGATCCGCGGCGTCACCGTGGCGGGTGCCGCGGCGGGCATGACCGGCGGCACACTGACGAAGGACTCGTCGAGCGTCGGACAGCTCCCCCAATGGCTCCTCGCGGCGATGCCGACCGCCGGCACGATCGTCGTCCAGCTCATCGACAACTTCGACGACGTGAACGGGACGCACCCGTTCGTGTTCGCCCAGAACGAGGGCTTCATCATCGAGAACCGCGTCCTCTTGGGGGCGGCCGCGGCATCGAGCGTCTACATCGACTTCTCGTGGGCCGAGGTGAGCGCGTACTAGGGCCATGAACGGCCCGCAGGTCCTCCTCACCCTCCTCACCAACAACAACCAGACCGCCACTCCCGACACTGCGGCGCTGACGCTGACGACGTTCGCGCCAACGGTTCGGACGCCACGGCTCGTCACCGTTGGCGTCGCCTCTCTCACCACGACGCGGTTCGCTCCGACCGTCAGCACGCCTCGGCTGGCCACTCCGGCCACCGCAACGCTGACGATCACCCGGCTCGCGCCATCGGTTGCCACGCCGAGACTCGCGACTGCGGGCAAGGCGTCGCTCACCCTCACGACGTTTGCCCCGACCGTCTCGAGCCCGAGGCTGGTGACGGTCGGACCGGCCAGCCTCAGCCTCACGACGTTTGCCCCAACGGTGAGCGTCGTCGGTGGCAGCGCTTCGGTCACTCCGGGAACGGCAGCGCTCGCTCTGACCGTCTACAGCCCGTCTGTGGTCGCGACCGGGGCCGGCAACTTCCACGGCGTGATCTCGTTCGGACCGCCACGGCAGCCCGTCCCGACTCCCGAGCCGGAGCCCGTGGCCGTCACGGTCGGGACGGCACGGCTCGCCCTCATCACCCACCAACCATCCGTCGCGACCAACGACGACGACCTCGCCCTCATCCTGCTCGCCGCCTAGGAGCCAGTCATGGACCGTGCGTTCCTGAAAGCCGAGCAGCTCGGCTCCGCCAAGTGGCGCGTCCTCGCCGTCCCCTTCGGGGGTGAGTTCAAGGGCGGCAAGGACTCCGACTCGGAGTTCTTCAGCATCCGCACCGACATCCGCCCGAAGTGGTTCAACGAGCGCCCGGTCCTGTTCAACCACGGCCAGGATCCGATGGTCAAGGAAGACGACATCGGGGTCATGGACGACCTCGAGCTCGACAACGACCTGGGCTGGTGGGCCAACGTGTGGCTCGATCGCTCTCACCGCTACCACGCCGCGATCGACAAGCTCCTGCGGGCCGGCAAGATGTACGGCTCGTCTGGCTCGATCGGCCACCTCGTCCGGGTGGCGGACAACGGCGAGATCCTCCTCTGGCCGCTGGTCGAGGAGACCCTGACCCCCATCCCGGCCAACCGCCTGTCGCGGGTCGAGCCCGCCAAGGCACTGGCCGACTTCTCCACTGCTGGGATCCCGGTCGATGCCGTCAAGGCGTTGATCGACGCCGACCTTCATGACGACCTGCCTGTCGTTGGCGAGCCTGCGGGCGACCTGCCGACCGGTGGCGGTTCGGAGGCGAGGCAGAGGCTCCTGGGTATCACCGACCAGTTCCTCGAGGTCCTGGCCGGCATCCGCTAAGCCCTCTGATGCTCGCTACAGGAGGGGTGTGAAAGGACACCCCCCGTTGTCATCCGATCTGGACCGCAAGGTCGAGGCTCTCAAGACGAGCCTCATGGACCTCGGCGCTGAGCTCAAGGACAAGGAGGACGTCCCGGCCGATCGCATCACCGCGATCGAGGCCGAGATCGAGACCAAGGCCGCTCAGCTCGATCAGCTCCTCGCCGAGAAGCGCGAGAAGGACGTCGACGCCAAGCTCGCCGAGCTCGACGAGCGCATGAAGGCGTTCAACACCGCCCAGGCCAAGACGAAGGCCGCCGCCATCCTCGCCGGAGTCGAGGACAAGACCCGCTCGACCACGAAGTCGGTCGGCAAGTACAACGAAGGCAACTTCCTGTCGGCCCTCGTCGACCAGCGGGTCGGCGATCCCGATGCGCGGGAGTTCGTGAAGGCGGTCCTCGGCACGTCGCTCGCGACGGGCACCGCGGTCCTCCCGAACAACTTCGTCGGGTCGCTCATCGAGGCCCTGAGTCTCTCGAACCCGTACCGGGAAGTCTTCGACGTGGTGACCGGCGTGACCGGCGCCTCGGTCGACATCCCGTATTCGGCCACCGCCATCACGCCGGCCCTGCTCCAGGGCGCCTACGGCTCGAACAAGGACATCCGTGACTTCGGCTTCGCGCGGGCCACGGCCACCCTGTACACGATCGCCCAGATCGTGGACATCGGCAACCAGCTCCTGCGCCAGTCGAACGGCGCCGCCGAGAAGTCCGCTCGCAACCGGCTCGCCGCGTCCATCGGCATGGCCGAGGCGGCGTTCATCACGAACGGCTCCGGCTCCAGCCAGCCGCTCGGCTTCTGGCCGGCGATCAACGCCTACGGCGCCGCCTCGGCGATCACCACCACGCTGTCCTCGGAGCCGCGTCTCGCGACGATGGCGAAGGGCATCGCGGCGATGGAGTCGCGTGGCGCTCAGCGGCGGAACCTCGTGTTCGCCATGAACCCGACCGATTACTGGGAGACCGCGGCGGAAGGCCTCGGCACCTCGTACGCGGGCGGCTGGGCGGTCGATCCCGCCAACGGTGCGTCGCGCTTCGGCCCGATCACCGAGGCGTGGGGCGTCCGGCTCCTGTCCGACCCGAGCTGGCCTGCTGCGCAGGCCAACAAGGGCCTGCTCATCGACACGACCGACGTGACGATCTTCACCGGCCAGGAGTACCGGATCGATGTCTCGTCCGAGGCGGGCAACCGCTTCGACCAGAACATCACCGGCTTCCGGGCGGAGGAGGAGTTCGGCTTCAACGCGGAGCCGTACGTCCGGTCCGGTCGCGTCCAGATCATCTCCGGCATCTAGTCCCTTCGGGACGGCTCGCCACCGATACGCGGCGCGGCCTGGCCCCACGTCACGGGGCCATTCCTCATGGGAGCCGGCGGGAACGCGAGCACCTGTCGGCTCTCACCAACCTGCTCGCACACGGAGGGCTCGCACCCGTGATCACCGTGACCCCGCTGACGGTCGACGTCGAGACGCCCCGCGGCAGACCGGTCTCGCTCGTGTACCGCGACCAGACCTCGGACCTCGGCACGATCGGCTCCACGTTCCGGCTGTGGGGCAACCTCGTCGACGAATACGGCCTCGGTGGCATCTACTCGTCGGGCCACCTCATCGACATCGGGGCGCACATCGGCTCGGTCTGCGTCGCGTTCCTCGTGGACAACCGCTCCGCGCGAGCGACCGCGATCGAGCCGCTCCCCGAGAACGTCGGGCTGCTCCGCCAGAACGCCGAGCGGAACGGGGTCCTGGACCGGCTGGCGATCGTTCATGGAGCGATCGGGCCGAACCGCATCCGGTACGGCAACGACGTTCACCGGTTCATCGGCAACATCACCGGGGCTGAGGGCGAGTCGTTCCTTGCTCCGAAGGTGAAGCTCACCGACTACCTCCCGGCCGACATCGTGAAGCTGGACTGCGAAGGCTGCGAGTTCACCGCCATCCGCTCGCTCCGAGGGGTCCGGCTGGTCCTCGGGGAGTACCACAACAAGGGTCCCGAGGCGATCCAGAAGGCTCTCGGCACGAGCCACGATCTCGTCATCGACGACACGCCCACGGGTGCGTTCCGGGCGGTGATGAGGTGACACCGTTCGGGCGCGCCACGGCTACGCTGTACACGCTGGCAAGCATCCACGATGTAGGACAGCAACTCCTGCGGAACATCGGGCCGCGCTGGCGACCACTCCCGATGGCACGAGCATCGCTGCCGCGCTCGCAGCGGTGGCGGCTGCCGCGATGAACATCCTCCTGCTCGCAAGTCACGCCGTCGCCGAGTACGACGACGTGCGGATGTTCACCGACCTCGGGTACGACGTGTTCGCACCCGGCGGTTACGAAACACCCGGTCGGGCACCGGAAGGCATCCGGCCACCGCTGGATAGTCCCGCCTACCCTGAGCTGGTTGCACGGCTGCACGAGGTTCGGGAGGCATACGGCGACCCGGGTGACCTGATCGACGCCGGCAAGGCGCGGCTTCACGACGACATCATCGACTGGGCCGACGCGATCATCGTCCACCACTTCCCCGAGCGCTGGATCGGCGGTCAGTGGGACCGGATCAGGCACAAGCGGGTGATCTGGCGGACGTGCGGCCAGTCCGATCCCCGGCTCGAACGGGAGATGAGCCGGTTCTCAGCGGACGGCATGCAGATCGTCCGCTACTCACCGGCTGAGAAGCGCTACTTCGAGCCGCTCGGCTCCTTCGCGGGCCAGGACGCGCTGATCCGGTTCGGCAAGTACCCCGCCGACTACGGCCCTTGGATCGGGGACGACGTGGTGGTCGGGAACGTGACCCAGCACATGCTCCAGCGGGGCGATGCGTGTGGGTACGAGTTCTGGCGACAGGCCACCGAGGGTCTTCCGGTGAAGCCTGCCGGTCCGGGCTCGGAGGCCATCGGAGGCGTCGGGTCCCTCGACTACCCCGAGATGCTGGAGTACCTCCGCCACATCCGGGTCTACCTGTACACCGGGACGGTCCCCGCCTCGTACACCCTCGGACTCATGGAGGCGATGCTCTCCGGCGTCCCGGTGGTGAGCATCGGCCCGCGGGCGTGGACGGGACCCGAGGAGTTGTTCGAGGCCCATGAGTTCGTCGGCTCGTGGCACTGGGCCGACGATCCCGGGCGGGCTCGGCAGGCGCTGGAGGCGTATCTCGCGGGCGGCAACTACTCCTACAACCTCGAGCTCGAGACCAAGCGGATGCGCAAGACGGCGACCGCTCTGTGGGGCATCGAGACGATCGGCGCGCAGTGGCGCGAGTTCCTCGGATGAAGGTCCTGCTCGACCACCACCACCACGACCTCTGGGAGTCGATGGAGCTGCTCTGTGAGCGGCTCGGCTGGACCCTCTACCGACCGATCGGGATGGAATGGTTCCACGACGGCTACTGGAACCACGAGCGCCAGTGGCACGGGGACGAGGTTGCCAAGCAGTACCTCGAGCGCTGGCCCACGGATCGGCCGAACCTCCGCTTCGATATCACCCACGGTAGGTGGCAGAGGCTCCTGACGATCGAGGAAGCCCACGACCTCCGACCGGACATCGTGATCTCGTCTCTGGCCCACAACCACGAGGGCTTCCACCGCTTCGCCTCGGAGGTCGGCGCGACGTTCGGGCTCCAGATCGGCAACGTCCGGTTCGCGCCGCAGGACATGACCGAGGACCGCTGGGACCTTGCCGCGTTCGGGCTGGTGTCGGGGTACATGCCGGCCGAACCGCCCAAGCCGCACGTCGTCTACCACCAGGAGTTCTCCCTCGACGACTTCCGCCCCGCGCCCCCCCCTCGGGGCGGAGTCGTCTCCTCGTTCGTCCAGTGCTACCCCCAGGACATCCCGGCCTACGACTACTGGCTGAAGGCCGCTGAGCAAGCCCCCGAGCTCGACTGGCGCGTCTTCGGGTCGTATGGCTCGGCTGAGACGGACCAGTACGCCGCCGGGAACCTCGACCGCTGCAAGTCCGTGGGTGACGCGATGCGCGCCTCGGACGTCGCATGGCACGCGAAGCGCTGGAGCGACGGCTACGGCCACGTCCTCCACAATTGGGCCGCTGTCGGCAGACCGACCCTCGGGTTCCACGACTACTACCGGACCCAGATGGGCGGCGCGCTCTGGGTCGAAGGCGTGACGTCCTGGGACCTCGGGAAGCTGGGACCGGGCGAGGTCGCTGCGCTGCTCCGCAGGTTCCGGGACGACGCGGACTTCCACCTCCGGGCGTGCGAGGAGATGGCGAAGCGCTTCCGCGAGGTTGTGGACTTCGACGAGGAGGAGCAGCGCATCCGGGCGCTGTTCGCGCAGATCCTATGAGGCTCCTGATCTTCGGCCACATCTCCGACACCGGCTTCGGAACCGTCACTCGCGAGCTCGCGACCCGGCTGCTTGAGCAGCACGACGTTCGGATCCTCGCCGTCAACCACCGCGGCGATCCGATCCGCGGCCCATTGGCTGGCAGGGTCTGGCCGACGAACATGTTCGGCGAGGCATTCGGCGGCAACCTCTCCGCCGCAGCCATCGCGGGGCCGCTCTGGTCGAAGCTCGACCCCACTGATCACTGGGAGCCCGACCAGACCCTCGTGATCTCGGACGTGTCGGGGCTGCTGTCGTTCATGGGCAAGGTCACGCCCGAGATCGTGGAGCTCTGGCGGTCCAAACCGGTCTGGCACTACTGCCCGATCGAGGGTGACAACCTCCCTCCCACGTGGCGAGAGGTGTGGCAGATCGTCCGGCCCGTCGCGATGAGCGACTACGGGGCACGGGTCATCTCTGAGCACATCGGACGCTCCGTTCCGCGCATCTATCACGGCGTGAACACCGAGCGCTTCCGGCCGGTGTCGTTCGGGAGCCCGATCCGCATCGGCAACAAGGTCCTCACCACCCGTGAGGCGTGCAAGGACCACTTCGGCGTCGCGGGCAAGAAGGTCATCCTTCGGGCCGACCGGAACGCCACGCGCAAGTTCTACTACAAGCTCATCGAGGCCTTCGTGAGCATCGCCCAAGCGGAGCCGGACGCGGTTCTGCTCCTCCACTGCCAGGCCGTGGACATCGAAGGCATGGACCTGATCGCGGAAGTCCAACGAACCCCCGAAGACGTCCGGGATCGGATCTGGTTCACGGGGATGCACGACACCTTCGTGGGACTCGATCTCGAAGGGATGGCCGCGCTGTACAACGCCGCCGACGTCTACGTCTCCACGACCGGTGGAGAGGGGTTCGGCCTCACCCTGGCCGAGTCGCTCGCCTGCGAAACCCCCGTCGTGGTGACGGACTGGGCCGCGGAACGGGAGGTCGTGGGCGATGGAGGGGTCCTGATCCCGCCTCTCCGAGACGCCTACGGAGACACCGTTCGCTACCACTCCGGGTACGGGATGGACTGGGCCGTCCCCGACGCCAGGGCCTTCGTCGAGCCAACCCTGCGCCTCCTGAAGAAGCCCCACGAGCGGACCGAGCTCGGTCGACGCGGCCGCAGGCACATCGCCCGGTTCTCGTGGGACACCGCCACGTCTGAGTTCCTGAGCCTGTTCGAGGAAGCCGATGCCGCCGCTGCCTAGCGTGTCCGACGTCAAGACCTACCTCGGACTCACCGGGTCCGGGGACGATGCGATGATCGCCGAGCGGCTGTCGGCTGCCGTGGGGATGGCCGAGAGAGACACCGGGCGGACGTTCTCGGCTTCCTCGAACTCGACCACGACCTACTCCTCGAACGGCGACTCGATCGTCTCGATCCACGATCGCCCGTTGACCGATCCGTCCCGGACGCTCTCATGGAACGGGGCGTCAGTGACCGAAGGGATCAGCGCCTGGTTCCTCCCGGACCGGCGAGACCCGACGATCACGACGCAGCTCCAGATCCGGCCCTTCGACACCGGACGCGGGGATTGGTACAAGGCCGACCCGTACTGGTTCGACAAGAACCTCGACAACCCCCGCTATCCCGCAGGGGTGCCGAACGACGTCTCGATCACCGGGGTCATCGGGCACCCCTTCCCGAAGGCAGATGTGACTGGGGCGATCCTCGTGCTCACGGCGTTCCTGTACTGGCGGGCCAAGGCCGGCGCTTCCGGCACGGCCTACGACATCACGGGCGAGGCGTTCACCCTCGCCGAAACCCCTCCCGAGTACCAGCGCTTCGTCGCCGACTGGCGGATCAGGACCGCGGTCGCGAATGTCTAGCGTCAAGGGCCTCCCGCAGCTCGAGGCGCGCCTCCGGGCGATCGGCCAGACCGAGGGGACGTTGAAGGTGATGCAACTCGCCACCGTCCGGGAGGCGAAGCTCCTCGTCCACCGCAAGACCGGCCACCTCGGACGATCGATCGTGCCGGGACGGATCACGAAGACCCAAGCCACGGTCGAAGCCCGGACCCCCTACGCGGCCGTCGTGGAGCTTGGGTCCAAGCCACACGTCATCCGGCCCAAGAAGGCCAAGGTCCTGGCGTGGGGCGGGACACGGAGGCTGTCAGGCTCTCTTGCATCCGGGTCCAAGCCGACCCACTTCGCCCGCGAGGTCCATCACCCCGGCACGAAGCCGTATCCGTACCTCATTCCTGGTGCGAAAAAGGCGGTTGAGGGGATCAGGGACGCGATCGTGAACCTCTGGAACCGGGCCGCGTAGATGGGCAACCGGGTCGATCTCGTGGCAGGGGTCACGACGATGATGACCGCCTTCATCGCGGGCAACCCGACCCTCCTGAAGCGGCACTTCCGCTCCCGGCCCACGAGCCTCGTGACCGACTGGCCGTGCTCGTACCTCGATCTCCGCCCGGCCACGGTCCACTACGACTCTGGCTTGCGGGATACCAACTTCACGCCCTCGATCGTGTTCGTGGACCGACCGACCGAGAACGGCGAGGTCACCGACCGGCTCGATGCCCTGGTCGACGCTTTCACCGATCACCTCGACTCCTATCCGCATCTCGTCGCAGGCACCGCTTGGTCGGACGGGACGTGGAACGAGGAGTCGATCCCGCTCTCCGACGAGACGTCGGCGGTCGGGGTTCGCTGGACGTTCGGGGACATCACGTTCAAGGACGGCCGCTCCTAACTGCTCGCAGCCTCGGCCCGCTCTGGGCCGCCCATCCATGACGAAGCCCGCCACGTCGGCGGGTTCTTCGCGTTGGCCCGGAGAGAAAGGGGCAGCACGTGGCTCAGGGTTTCACCCGGTTCCGCAAGATCCAGGTCGGGAAGCAAAGTGTCATCGGCACGGCTGTCCCCGCGACACGGGTCCTGCCGTACCGGAGCGCAGTCGTTCTCAACCCGAACCGGACGGAGCCCGACATCGACGTCGGGTCGCTGGATCCGGTCATGGCCCCCTACGCCACGGCGCAGGAGGTCACGATGTCCGGGGCCGCCGGCCCCCTGACGTTCAACGACCTCGCCATCCGCCTGTCGGCAGGCGGGAAGGGCGGGGTTTCTCCCACCGGCTCCGCGGCCGCTGGGTACACGTGGACGTTCCAGCTCGCCTCGCTCACGGCGGACACGTTCGACTACTACACCGCCGAGACCGGCGATGACACCTCCGACTCGGGCGGTGCGGGGATCATCGGGTTCGGCGGGGTCATCGACTCGTTCAGCCAGACGATGCCCGAGGACCTCGGTCCGTGGACGGTCTCCGATGACTGGGTGTTCGCGGGTGCCACCTTCGGCAACCGCACGGCTGCCCTGTCGGTGGACTCCAGCCCTGCCTTCGCGTTCGGCGCGGACACCGCGTTCTACCTGAACACCACCGCGGGATCCATCGGGGCGACGCAACTCGTCGATGCGGTGCGCGGAGCGCAGCTGACGATTAACAACAACCTCGACCGGAAGCGCTACGCCAACGGCTCGAACACCCGCTTCCAGCTCGGCGCGTACGGGCGAGGCGCGAGGCAGATTGAGCTCACCCTGACCGTCGAGAAGACCACCGCGACGATCGCGGAGGCGATCACCCTCGACGACACCCCCGTCCCGAACCGCTACATCAAGGTCGCGACGAACTCGACCGAGAACGCGGGCTCCGGTGGGACGAAGTACAAGGCCGAGTACTTCATGCCGGCCCGTCTGGTGTCGGTGACCGAAGGCGAGATCGGCGGCAACACGAACTACACGTTCACCTACCACGCCTTCTACGACACCACTCTGACGTACGCCTTCAAGGCCGTCGTCATCAACTCCCTGTCGGCCCTGCCGTA